TTATACAGGATATACAGTACAGAACTATCTTAGAGATGCTGGGGCTGTAACCGTAGTAAGGGTTGCGGGAGTAGGCGGATACTCATTACAAAATGCGTTTGAAGTAATTGCATCTTCTGGTTCAACATCCGCATCAATAGCTATTTTAGCACCTGCAACAAGTTCGTTAAATGTAGCACCTTTATTGCAAGGTGGTAGTGATGGAAAATTTAGAGCAGAAGGATCAGGTTCAACATTGACCGCAGTGAGTGCTAGTATTATAAAGGCAGATTCAAATACAATAGATGATATATTTGGTGAATCTCCATTCTTTGGTAAAAACCTTTATGCATACAACTTCTTTGATATTAGAGAAGCCGGTTCTAATTTAAGTGCTAGTTTTGCAGAGGCATCTCTTTCACAAATTACACTAAGTTTTGCATCCGCATCAACTCAGGATTTTACTGGAACTGTATCAGCACCGGCACATGATAAGGCAAAAACACCTTTTATAGTATCCCAAACCTATAGTGGAACTAGATACAATCTTTTCAAAGTACATACGTTGGCGGATGGAGATGGTGAAAATACTAGATTTAAAATTCAAATAAGTAGTATTAAATCTTCTGATGGTGTAGATTTTGGTACTTTCTCTTTATTAGTTAGGGCATTTGCCGATACAGATAAAAGAAAAACCGTATTAGAACAATATAATAATTTGACATTAGACCCTGCTTCTCCTAACTTTATTGCTAGAAGAATCGGTGATAGAACTATATCAATTGATGAGAATGGTAAAATTACTGAAAGTGGAAATTACTCAAATAGAAGTAAATATATTAGAGTTGAAGTAGCAGAGGAAGGAACTTATCCATTAACTGCAATTCCATTTGGACATGCCGGATATGATGTTCCATTTAATGTAGCAACACCATCAAGATTCCCAACTGTAACATTCACAACCGCATCATTTAGTTCATCTATATTCTCAAGTGGTATTAATTACGCAATAACAAATAATAAAAATTATTTTAAACCACTTCCTGCAAATTCAACAACTGGATCAAATAAGGTATTTGCATTAGATAATAGCGGTTCAAATAGCATTGGAAACGAATTTAATATTAATTTAAGTTCAGCTCAAACATCTGATTCTAATCAATTAGCAATGAGAAACTTTGTTGTTTCATTGCAAGGTGGATATGATGGACAAGACCCAACTGTACATATTAAAAAAGGAGAAGATATATCCGCAACTAATACACAAGGATTTAATTGTGCTTCTTCAACATCATCTGGTTCGGTAGCATACACAAAAGCATTAAACGCAATTTCAAACCAGGATGAATTTGATATTAACTTATTAGTTACACCTGGTATCATTAGACAATATCATCCTTCTGTAACAACTAAGGCAATTGATGTTTGTGAAGCAAGAGAAGATGTATTCTATATAGCAGATTTTGCTGCAGCAAGTGCAACAATTACAGAAGTTGTTGAACAGGCCGCAGGAGAGGATACTAACTATGCAGGAACTTACTATCCTTGGGTTAAAACAATTGATATAAATACAAATAAATTAGTTGCTGTTCCACCTTCAGTATTGTTGGTAGGTACATACGCACAAAACGATAGATTAGGTGCAGAATGGTTCGCACCAGCAGGTTTAAATAGAGGTGGTATTAGTGGAGCAATTCAGGTAATTAATAGATTGACACAATCAGAGAGGGATACATTATACGAAGGAAAAGTAAACCCAATTGCAACATTTCCTGGACAAGGTATTAGTGCATTCGGACAAAAAACTTTACAGGATAAAGCATCTGCATTAGATAGAATTAACGTAAGAAGATTGTTAATTAACTTAAAGAAGTTCGTAGCATCTACATCAAGATTCTTAGTATTCGAACAAAATACTGCACAAACTAGAAGTAAATTCTTAAACACTGTAAACCCTTATTTAGAAAGTGTTCAACAAAGACAGGGTTTATTTGCGTTCAGAGTGGTTATGGATGAATCAAATAATACACCGGATGTAATTGATAGAAATATTTTAGCGGGACAGATATTTTTACAACCTGCTAAAACTGCTGAATTCATTACAATTGATTTCAATATTCTTCCGACAGGGGCTACATTTAGTGTATAATTTGAATTAAGTAATATTTATATAAAAGATTAAAATAAAATGGCAGAAGTATTAGAATTTAATGAGATGTTCTATACGAACTTCGAACCAAAGATGAAAAACCGTTTCATCTTCGAAGTTGATGGTATCCCTTCATATTTAGTAAAAGCTGGTAATAGACCTACTATTCAATTTGAAAAGGTAACATTAGACCACATCAACATCAAAAGACAGTTAAAAGGTAAAGGTGAATGGCAAGATTTAACTATTACACTTTATGACCCAATTGTTCCATCAGGAGCACAGGCGGTAATGGAATGGGTTAGAACTTCTCACGAATCTTTGACAGGTAGAGATGGATATGCTGAATTCTATAAGAAAGATGTAGATTTTTATTTGTTAGGGCCAGTAGGTGATAAAATTGAACAATGGAAATTAAAAGGGGCATTTATCACTCAAGCTAACTTCGGTGAATTGGATTGGGCAAATGCTACGGATCCAGCGACAATCGAATTAACACTATCTTACGATTACGCAATTTTGGAATTCTAATAACTACCAATATAAATTACAAAAGGATATCAGAAATGGTATCCTTTTTTTTTATAAAATATTTTCAAAAACACTTGTTTTTTTCAATTTTTTTTCTTACCTTTATTTTGTAATAAAACGATAAGAGATATGAAACTAGGATTGGTAAGAATGAGTGGTGAGAAAGTGGTTGGGGTTCAGTACTTTGAATCAAAGTTCAATAGAGAACTGGGTGAGACCCTCCGAATAAATGGGGTTGAGTGGATAGTGGGTGTGATTGCAGAAGATAGAAACTCCATCATCAAAGTTCTTAACGAAATTGTTAGAGTACAAAACTCCATAGTAAGAAAGAAACAAAGAGAGTTGGATAGAGAAATCAATCATCAAATCAACCAAATGTTTCTTGATGCATACCAATCAGTAATTAATAAATAAGAGTTCAACCTAACCCCCCTATAATATGAACGACTTCGATTTCTTCTCCGTCTCCGCTTCTTCTTCTTCAATCAAATCCCTAATGAAACTTCCGAATGTAAAGCGGGAGAATATACAAGGGAGAGTATTTTATGGTAGTAAATATCCAACCTCCATATACAAAGTGGATATCGCATTCTTTGATGTGATGGAGTTTGGACACTTTGGAGCTAGAGAGAGAGCCAATAAATTGGTAGAGACTTTAGTGGCTACCAAACCAGAGAATGTGATACTGAGTACAAAATTTTGGCCGGTAGATTAAAATAATTGAAAATGGAACTAAATAGTTTAAAAGAAGAGCAGTGATGCTCTTTTTTTGTTTTTCAAAAACTTTATATATATCTATATACAAAACAAAGTTTTATTATGCAAGAACAAAAATACGATTTTCCAACGGAGGTTATTGACTTACCATCACAGGGTTTATGTTATCCAGAAGGTCACCCATTATCTAAGGGACAGATTACATTAAAGTATATGACAGCAAAAGAGGAAGATATTCTTTCTTCTCAAAACCTTATTAAAAAGGGTATTGTGTTAGATAAATTATTGGAATCAGTTATCGTAGATGTATCTATCGATGATTTAGTTTTAGGTGATAAAAATGCTATATTTTTAGCGACAAGAATTTTAGGATATGGCCCAATTTATAAGGTACAAGTTACAGATCCATTTAGTGGTGAAAAGCAGGAGGTGGATATTGATTTAGGGCAAGTAAAGACAAAGGAAATTGATTACTCAAAATTAAAAAGAGATAATAAATACGATTTTGCTTTACCTTCCGATGGAACAAAAATAAAATTTAGATTCCTTACACATAAAGATGAACAAAATATTACTTCTGAGATACAGGCATTAGATAAATTATCAAAGGGAGCTAACCCATCAGATGTTACGACTAGATTAAGACATATGATTTTGGAAGTAAATGGTAATACTGATAGAGCATTTATTAATAAATGGGTTAATAATAGTTTTAAAGCACAAGATAGTAGAGCATTAAGAAATTATATCAAAGAACTTTCACCAGATTTAGAATTAAAATTTGAATTTACATCAGATATAACAGGTGAGACGGAGGCGCTAGATATCCCCTTCGGGATTAACTTTTTTTACCCTTCCAACTAATTACTCAGCTCAACTTCACGAAGAATTGTGGAGTATGGTTCAATTCGGTAATGGATTTACTTGGAGAGATGTGTACACAATGCCAATACATTGGAGAAGGTTCTATCTCAAAAAATTAGTAGAATTGAAGAAAAAAGAAAAAGAGGAAATGGATAGAGCAAAGAGGTCTAGACCACCTGGTGCTAGTAAAGTAAGAATGAGATAAGGGGAATTTTCCCCTTATTTTTTTATTACAATATTTATATTCGTATAATAATAACCAAAAATGAAAAAAACTAAATCATTAAAA